GTTTAGGATTGAGAATGGGATATCTAACAAGTGAGGATTTTGGTTATATTTTTGCAAACAACACTGGGGTTTCAAATAGTAAAAACCTGTCGCTTCAGCCATACGGGGGTAATGTCGGCATAGGCACGACTACACCGGGGGCTAAACTAGACGTGGAAAATCTTGGGGCGGGTATAAATGAAGGAATCCGTTTATCACACAAAAATGACTTTGAAGCTGGCTCTAAAATAAGTTGGTGGTCGGATAATGATGCTGAAAGTGCAAATATTACAGGTGCTGTGGATGCCTCACCATCATCAACATCGCACATTGCATTTTCAACTTATAGTGGCGGACTGTCTGAAAAGGTGAGAATTACTGGAACCGGTAATGTCGGCATAGGAACGACTGCACCACAGACTACCCTTCACGTTGAAACATCTGCTATTGATGTATTTCCACTCAGAGTATCAGGAGATATTGACGTTGCAGGACAATATACTGGAATACAATTTGGTTTAAATGGCTACCCGACAACCTATTCAAAGGCGGCTATTTTAGTGCGTGGAACAACCGCAGAAGTACAACCAGAAATGCACTTTCTATTGAATAATGTTGCAGATTATCACAATGCCACTATTGCAGATGCAAGACTTTCAATATTGCCAGATGGCAATATCGGCATAGGTACGACCGCACCGGGGTCAAAATTAGAAGTGGTGTCTACTCATGCCTACGGAGCAGGGGAAACTAAGGTATTAACAATTACCAATAGCCCTTCAGGGAATAGCTCCGATGCTGGTGCGCTTATGTTTCGTCATTATGATTACGGTAATGGTGCAGATTTTTATCCTGCCGGGATTGTGGCAGATAAATCTTGGGATGGTACAAATTCATTCGGTAATTTATACTTTCAAACTAAAACTACAAGTACAAGTTTTAGCGATTTACCCACAACTAAAATGGCTATACTTGGTAATGGCAATGTCGGTATCGGCACGACTGCACCTGCATCGTTGCTAACACTATCTTCATCAGGAGCAACTGGCAACTCGACTGCTTTACTCTTAAATAATACCTACAATACGGCAGCGAATAGAAATTGGATGATTCAGTTAAACAGAATAACTTATGGTGATTTATCTTTTTCGCAAAGTAATGCTCAAGATGGTGATCCATATGCAAGTGGTACGTCAAGATTGTATATAAAGAACGATGGCAATGTCGGCATAGGGACAACAGCACCTGACGCTCCACTTCATGTAGTTGGAAACACTCACTTTGGCGGTCATATCTATACTTGGCCGGGTGACGATGGAACCAATAGTCAGGTACTAACCACAAATGGATCAGGTGTGCTGAGCTGGACGGACAAAGAAGGTAGTTCGGCGGGAGGTATTACTTCGATCAATTCTCAGTCAGGTGCAACTCAGGCAATCGCTGGTACTGCACCAATCGCAGTAAATTCATCAGGTGATACACACACCGTATCTATCGCAACGGCATCCACTTCAGTAACGGGTGCGCTAACTTCAACGGATTGGAATACATTTAATGGGAAAGAAGCTGGCGGGGCAGTATCCACTCATGCCGCTTTAAAGACTGGAATACACGGATTATCAAACGCAGGAGGATATACGCTCACGATTGCGAATACGGCATCGGTAGCAGGAACAAACACGGGCGATCAAACTAATATAACTGGTAATGCGGCAACGGTAACGGTAGCAGATGAATCCGCAGACACACAATGTTTCCCATTATTTACAAACTCATCAACCGGAAGCCTTGCACCAAAGACAAGAGCCGCATCGTTACAGTTTAATGCGGCAACCGGAGACTTTACATCAACTTCTGTATCGGTTAACAATTCTGCGTTTGGTGCGGGATGGGATGGATTAACTACTGTTCCAACACGGAATGATGTGTACGATCAAATGATATTGAAAGCAACATTGGCGAGTCCGACTTTCACCGGAACGGTTGTACTGCCGTCGACCACTTCAATCGGAAACGTATCAGCGACAGAGATTGGTTACTTGGATAATGTAACATCGTCAATTCAAACTCAGATAGGATTGAAATCAGATAAAATAATGTATGCACATCAAAACCTAACCATGTCGGCAGGGGCGGCAGCGTGGGATTGTTCAGCAGGTCAGAACGCTACTTTGGCGATTACCGGGAACGTGATACTGACAATGACGAACCTGATTGATGGAGCAACGGGCAACCTATCAATTCTTGGGCCTTCGGGAGCCTATACGGTACATATTCACCACGCAACGGCAAATATTAAGATGAGTTCTGCAATCGGTAGTGCGGCAGATACGTTTACCGTTACTTCGGGCGGGTTCGATGTATTCTCGTGGTACTATGATGGCGAGTATTTATGGTGGAATGGAACGAAAGGATACGGAAACTAATGAGATATATCACATTAATATTATCAATGTTTACGCTGATTGGATACGGTCAGGGTAACTTCTTTATGACACATACCTACGGAAGTGCGGCAACGAAACCTACCGTAATTACTAGCGGAATTACAGCGATAACTTCAACAACCGCAACGGGAGGCGGTAATGTATTGCTTGATGGTGGGGCAACGGTAACGGCTCGTGGGATATGTTGGAGCGTTGGCGTTCCAACTGTATCGTCAGATCATACTACGGACGGATCGGGAACGGGTGCATTCACAAGCAGTATTGCTGCGGGCATATCTGGTGGAAATACATATTTAGTCAGGGCTTATGCGACCAATAGTGTTGGTACGGAATACGGTAATATCGTTACTTTTCTTACTCCGGTATCTGGTACTCTACCATCTGTTACCACCAGTGAGTCTGTTACTACCGAAGCGACCGGGGCGTATGGGGGTGGTAATGTAACGAGCGATGGCGGCAACACAGTAACGGGACGTGGTATCTGTTATTCAACATCAGAGAACCCGACAATAGCCGGAAGCAAGGTTACGACAACGGGAACCACTGGAGCGTTCACCGGACTGCACATGACGAGCCTTACGAGTTGCACATCATATTGGATCAGGGCATACGCTACGAATGCATACGGAACGGCATACGGGGCAAATGTAAACTTCAAAACGCTTTCACCTGACAGAAATCATACGTACTCTTTTATTTACGTGGCAACACCGAATGGGGGTACATCAGTATTTGTTACAAGTATTGCTACGGGGCAGGATGTGTGCGATATGTTTTATACATATCATGGAACAGGCATGAGTTGGACTTCTCGGACATACGGATCAGCCGCACCAGTTGAAGCGGGAGTTAGTATGTGGGAAATAGGTAGATGCTTATTGACACAAACCGGATATTTTGTTTTAATACTTGATGCAGTGAACTATGACAACTTTCAAATTATATACCTCGTCAATGGCGTGGTTAGTTCAGTAACTGACTATAATATATGACCTACACCTTCGCCACCGGATCGAACACACCACGCCCACGCAGACCGATTCTGCCGTACTGCCGGGAGTCGCTGACGTATCGGTTCCGCATCGGTCAGGAATGGTGGGATGGCGACCTGACGGCTCCGATCCCGGGGTTCGGATTGAAACTACCGAGCATTGGCCGGTTCAACTATCACCGGGGCGGCATGGGTATGGCAATCATTCATGAGCATGGCAAAGTGTATATCGTACCACGCTATTATGAAGTGGTCAGAGATGGCGTGAACCGGAACCATGAACTCGTTCAGTACCGGATGGAGATAGAACCGCTAATTTGGTACACCGTGCAAATGAACACGAACCGTTTGATGTGGCGGGTGGATGGGCGGTTGCTGCACTACGTTGACTATCGCGTGCCGTGCGGATGGCTGACACCAATCTTTATCGGCAAAGGAACAGATCAAAACTACATAGGCGATTTTGTAACACGGTCGGGAGCCGCCAGACCATTAACAATAGAAATCAAATGAGCGACGAAGAATTGGCTGACGTAAAAAAATTATTGACGGCTTGTAACCGAAGTCATGTATTGATGCAGGAATCCCAATACCAGAAGCATTTAAAAAGCATAAAGAAGGCGATTAATTTGCGGGTAGGATTACCGGTTGGCATACTGTCAACACTGCTCATACTGATTTTGACGACATTATATAATGTAGGCACTTCCAACGCTGAAATCAAATCTGTTGCAGAAACACATACCTTGATGCTTGGTGCGGAGACAGTTGCACGGGATTTAACAGACCAGCAGATTAATGCAAAAATTCAGGCGGCAAACGATAAGATCGACAGAGACTTCAAGTGGTTGATTGAGAACGGTAATTTCAAGTCACGAGGTTCAAGTCCATACACTAAATGATAAAGGAAATACAATGAGTGAAACACTAGTGACGTTACGGGATCATCTGGAAAGCCAGATTAAGAGCCTGAGGGAATATATGGAAGCTCGCTTGGATGGTATTGACAGGGCTACAAGGCTTGAAGCAACTAATATGCAGCACAAACTTGAAGGCATGAACGAGTGGCGCAGCCAGAGCAAGGATGAAAAAGCAACCTTCATCACCCGACCGGAGGGCAATGCCATTACCAATGAAATGAAGGTTATGGCAAATGAACTGGCAGAATTGCGTGGTAAGGCATCGCAGAAATCCCTAAACATGACGACCGGATTGGCCGTGATTGGTGTTGTAGTTGCAATAATTTCAATCATAATATCATTCATGAAATAATGGCAAATTTTGAAACCAATCGAAGGAATTTGGGGTTACTTACTCAGAAAGTTGTATTGATTGTTTCAGGGACAGTAACTATTATTGGAATTGTTTTCACATTGATAAATATTTGGATAAAACTAAAATGATACTACAAGAAATTAAGTGGGATCAGTTTTTCGGTATGTTACCGTTTATGCTGTTTGGATTATTTGTTCATGCACTAGGAAAATTCTCATTAGCTCGGCTTAAGCCAGGGTATAGTTTTGCAACATTTCTATATCGAATGGGTTGGTCGTGGGTTGTTGGGTTCTGTTATGCACTCATTGGATGTTATCTTTCCATGAGGGGAATAGCAGACTATGGAATGGCTAACGCTCTGGACGTTGTGGGCCTGCTTATGGGGATAACTGCGGGTTCTATGGCTAAGACTACCGTAAATCTATTGACTCGTAAAAAAGGAGCTTAAAATGGACGATACAACCAGATTGATTTTGCGTACTGCCTGTGATTTTGTCACAGAACGTGAGATCCCAGGGAATCAGGGATGGGAGGATCCTAAGTTTGAAGCCCTGATGAAGAAGACTGGGTGGAAGATGGGGGAAGCTTGGTGTGCCTATTTCATAGAGGCTGTATTGATCACAGCAGGTCTAGATGAACATGCAAAAGTGATATCCGCCTCAGCTGTTCAGACTTGGAATAACTGCACAAAGAGTAACCTGTTCGAGATCCATAGTGTACCTCAGATTGGGGACATAATTATATGGCAGAATTATAAAGATGGAAAGTCTCAATGGTCCGGGCACGCAGGATATATTGTTGGGGTGGGTAAAGGAATGCTTGCAACAGCTGAAGGAAACACAGATAGTGAGGGGGGAAGAGAAGGAATAGAGGTAGCTATAAAGATTCGCAATCCCTTGGATAAACCACAGAATGGACTAAGAGTCTTGGGATTTCTGGGAATTAATATTTAATTTTGATATGTACTTAAAAAAAATTATGATGAAAAAGCTAGTTTTATTTCTCTGCCTCCTGATCCCGTTAGGCCTAATGGCCCAAACAGGGGATGGAACCTTGGACCCGAACATTCAAAACTACTTCGCTAACCTTGTGGGAATGGCTGCCCTTTCTACCCTGGTGGTAGGAGTGGTTAAAAGATTGCTATCCATTACTGGTTTTCTGGCACAGGCTGTCTCCTGGGTAATTTCCATCGGGCTATGTTATGCGGGATGGGGTTTGAAGTTGGGAGTATTTGAAACAGTCACAGCGGCTTATGTCCCCCTTATATATGGGATATCTGTAGGATTGGTTTCGAACGGGATCTTTAACATTGAGTTCATAAAGGTTATCCTACGGCTGTTCAAACTGGAACCTCCGAAGAATCCTAAGTAATGTCATCCACCCCTGCACAAGGTCTTATAATTCCTCCAGGGATTCTCAAGACTCTGAGATATCTCTGGTCAATTCCTGCCGTTCGTAGGGGTGCTGGATGGGTCCTGCAGTGGATGATAACAAAAACCATTGAGTTGCTACGAAAAAGAAAATAGATGTTTCTTTGGAGTCAAGGTTTGGAGGCTCGGGAGTTATGAACCCGGGCCTCCTCTGTTGTAAACGATCTAAACGATCATAAACGATCCATTGTTTACGCTGGATCCTGCACCAGGACTGGAATTGAAGGCCGTATAAACAATCTAAACAATAAATACACTATAAATTATATATAGAGGGAAATATGAAATGGGAAAACTGAAAAAGGGGGAATAGAGTGTATAGAAAACATCGTTTAGATCGTTTACAGGACCAGGAGAACAGTTTAAAACAATTGAAATGAAAGGGTTAACTCTAAACGATGAATTGTTTATGGGATCAAGTATAACTTTTTTTCAACTATATCTGAAAAAAATTTTATATTTGCCTGGGTATAACAACAAAGACAAATGCAAAACTTAGACTTAGTAAAACTCATCAAGGAACTGGACTTAGACCCAGGGATTATAGCAAGGGAACTATTCCCAGGGAATAAATATCCAGACTTAGCAATGCGTAGGGTCCTGAAGGGGGAATCCTTTTTGAACACCCAACAGGTTAGTAGACTGTCACTCTTTACAGGCATACCTATATCCTCTCTATTCAGTGGGGGGAAGTGGAAGGCCCAAAGTTCGAAGGGAAAACATATCTTCACCAATGGGGATTTCACCGCTACCCTGAATACTGAGACCTGGACATCTTCAGTCTTTCACAAAGGAAATCTGTTTCATGAGGAGGTAATTCATTCCAACAAGATCCCTCTTAGCGAGTACATCAACATGTTAAACAACTTAATATTAAAATTCGATGAGCAATCTAACTCTTAATTTGTCAATTGACATTAATGACCAAGATCAGGTCGGTAAAGTGATCATAATGCTGCAGAGTATCAGTGGAACACCTGTTCTGGTTACACCGGAACAAACAGTTGAAACTCCAAAAACTGGAAGACGTTCAAAAGATAAAGCTGCTCATGCACCTGAAGCCTCTGTAGCTGAAATGGTACCAGAAGAGGCCCCTGTAGCTGAAGCTTCTTCCGAATCTACTGAGGGAATCAAAATCGAAGATATTCGTTCACTTCTAGCTAAGAAGGTTGGGAATAACAGGGATGGAATCAAAGCCAAACTCACTGAGCTGGGGGCCAACAATGTATCTACAATGGACAAATCTCATTTTCCGGCTTTCATGGAATTCCTCAAGGGTCTGAAGTAATGGCACACACAGAAAGAGCCCACTCCCTGTTGTCGGCTTCTGGATCTAGTCGATGGCTGAACTGCACCCCGAGTGCCAGACTGGAAGACACCAAAGAGGAATCCGAAAGATCCTCCTATGCCAGAGAGGGAACATTGGCCCATGAAATTGCGGAAGTAAAATTGCTCAGGAGTTTGGGGATGATCCAAGAAAAGGACTATGTCTCCAAGTCATTTGAGCTTGAAAAAAATGAGTTTTATTCCGAGGAGATGGAGGAAGAGGTTCAAAAGTATGTTGATTATATTTTGGGTGAATTTGAGGCCTCTAAGAACATAACTCCTGATGCTATCATATTACTGGAACAGCTGGTGGATCTCACCCATTACATTGAGGAAGGTTTTGGAACTAATGACTGCATAATTATTGCAGACAAGGTTCTGAAGGTTATAGACCTAAAATATGGTAAAGGGATCAGGGTCTACCCAGAGGATAACTCTCAGCTTAAGCTTTATGGCCTGGGAGCTCTCAGGAAATATGAAATGGCCTTCGATATTGAAATCGTGGAGCTAACAATCATTCAACCTCGCCTGGATCATGGAAGTAGTTGGAAGATACCTGCTTCAGATTTGGTTAATTGGGGAGAAACTGTAGTGATTCCCAGGGCAAAGATGGCTTACGAAGGAATAGGGGAGTTCAACCCAGGATCACACTGCAAATGGTGTAAAGTAAAGGCTACATGCCGAGCCCTCCAGGTAAAGAGTATGGACATAGCTCGATTCGAGTTTGCTGAGCCTCCCCTTCTGACAGATGACGAAATTCTATCTGTATATAAACAGATTGGGGAGATCCAAGATTGGTTCTCTTCAGTCCAGGAATACATCATGACTTCTGCCATGGAGGGAAAACAATGGAAGGGTTACAAATTAGTTGAAGGCAGGAGTAACCGTAAATGGATAGATGAATCGGCGGTGGCTAACACCCTGGTGGAAAATAAATACGATCCCAAAGATTTCATGATCACAAAACTTGGAGGGATCGGTATGGTTGAGAAATTAATTGGAAAAACAAAATTCAATGAACTCCTGGGGAACAAAACAATGAAACCTCCTGGAGCTCCTGCATTAGTTCCAGAGTCGGATAAAAGACCGGCCTTGGGAATAGAACAAGCTAAACTTGATTTCACTAATTAATATTTATTTTTATGGCAACAAAAGTTATCACGGGTAAAGTTCGTTTCAGCTACGCTAACGTTTTCACCCCAAGAGCAATGGAAGAGGGACAGAAGGAGAAGTACAGTGTTTCAATCCTGATCCCGAAAAAGGACAAAGCTACCCTGGCTAAAATCGAGGCCGCAATCGCTGAGGCTACCGAAGCAGGGAAAACAAAGTTTGGTGGTAAGATCCCGGCTAAACTCAAACTCCCCCTCAGGGATGGGGATGAGGAAAGACCTGATGATGAGACCTATGAAGGGTGCATGTTCATCAATGCAAACAACACCAACAAACCGGGTTTGGTGGATGCTAACCTTGATCCCATCATGGATAAAGAGGAGTTCTATTCAGGATGTTATGGTCGGGCTTCAATCTCCTTTTACGCCTTCAATACCTCAGGGAATAAGGGGATTGCCTGTAGCTTGAACAACCTACAGAAACTGGAAGACGGCGATCGTCTGAGTGGAGGGGGTGCCACAGCAGAAGAAGATTTTGGATCCGATTCCGAGGATCTGTCTTAAGCTTAGTTTTCCTACCAGGGAGGGCCTCTACCTGCTCAGAGGTCCCTCCTTTTTTTACTCCACCCCAAATGAAAAATTTACATATAGATATTGAGACCTATAGTTCCGCGGACATTACTGTCGTTGGATCTTACAAATACACACAATCCCTGGACTTTGAGATACTACTCTGTGCTTATGCATTTGATGAGGATTCTATTCAGATTATAGATATGGCTTCAGGCAGAGAATTACCACCCGAGTTCCTAGAAGCCCTGATGGATCCAAGGGTAAAGAAACATGCCCATAATGCTACCTTTGAAAGGGTCTGTTTCAAAGCCCTGGGCTTTGATATTCCAGCTGATCAGTGGGAATGTTCCTTAGTAAAAGCTGCCTATTGTGGATGGCCTATGAGTTTGGATGAACTGTCTAAAGCTATGGACCTGGGGGAGAAGGGAAAACTGAGTACCGGAAAGGCCTTAATAAAGTTTTTCTGCAGTCCTTGTGAACCCAAGAAATCAAATGATTTTAGAAATAGAAACTTCCCCCTCCATGATCCCCAGAAATGGGAACTGTTCAAAGAGTATTGTATAAATGATGTTGAGGCAGAAAGGCAGGTTAGTCTTATCCTGGCAGAATATCACCTCCCCCCATCCGAGAAAATATTGTATGCTTTAGACCAGGAGATAAATAGTAATGGAGTCCTGATCGACCAAGAAATTGCCAGAAATGCTTTTGACTTTGATACACAATTCTCCGGGCAGATATCTGCTGAGATGGTTAAACTAACAGGAGTAGACAATCCGAACAGCTCCGCACAGCTCAAACAATGGTTGAGTAAGGCTATGAAAAAAGAAATAACTTCATTAGCAAAAGATTCAGTCCAAGAATTGTTAGATGAGACTGATGACGGAGCTGTCTCGGATGTCTTAGGTCTTCGTATGAAATTGGCCAAAACATCGACCAAAAAATATGTGGCCATGATTAACTGTGCAGGGGAAGATTCTAGGGCTCGGGGATTGTTCCAATTTTATGGAGCCAGTAAGACGGGTAGATGGGCGGGTAGGTTAATTCAGATGCAAAACCTCCCCAGGAATCAGATGAATGATCTGGCAGAAGCTAGGGCTATTGTAAAGGCCAATGATTATGACCTGTTCACCATGATGTATGATGATATTTCAACAGTTCTTTCCGAACTGATCCGAACGGCCTTCATACCAGGGGAGGGGAATCTGTTTGTAGTATCTGACTTCAGTGCCATTGAGGCCCGGGTAGTTTCCTGGATTGCTAATGAACGATGGAGGCTGGATGTCTTCAAGACCCACGGAAAAATATATGAAGCCTCCGCCTCAATGATGTTCAAGGTCCCAATTGAATCAGTAACCAAAGGATCATCCCTGAGACATAAAGGGAAAATAGCCGAACTGGCTTTGGGCTACCAGGGATCACTAGGGGCTATAAAAAAGATGGGGGGAGAAAAGATGGGCCTCTCAGATACAGAGATGAAAGCAATAGTTACACGCTGGAGGAGGGCAAATCCATCCATCGTTGATCTTTGGAAGGGAGTTGAAGACTGTGCTAAATGGGCAATAAAGAATCGAAAAAAAGTACACAGTATATATAGAAATATTATATTTGAGTACGATGGAAAATATCTAATGATCCAACTCCCCTCCGGCCGAAAACTGTTCTATGTGGACCCAACCCTGTGTAAGAATAGGTTTGGAGCAGAAAGTATAAAATTCAAAGGTATTGACCAGGACATAAAGCAATGGACCTGGATTGAAACCTTCGGGGGGAAACTGGTTGAGAATATTGTTCAGGCAGTCTCCAGGGATCTACTTGCACATTCTATGATCAGGCTGAAGGAGGAGGGATTCAAAATAGTTATGCATGTTCATGATGAGATCGTAGCAGAAGTCTCCACCCGTTTAGCGGAGGAAGGATTGAAAACAATGAGCCGGATCATGGGAGAGGAAGTTTCATGGGCGGGGGGACTCCCCCTTAGAGCAGATGGATATATCACCCCTTTCTATAAAAAAGACTAATGAAAAATGACGGAACATTAGATTTAGCAATTGGCCTAAGTGCCAAGTCAAAAATATGGAAGAACACAAAGTTGACTTGGAAAGAAATTGTAAATAGGCTCCAAGAGGAGCATAAGACGACTGAAACATTCAAAGAGTTCATATCAGCCACAAAAGATGAACAGCTTAAAATTAAGGACGTCGGAGGCTATGTAGGAGGATATCTAAAGAATGGGAGAAGAAAGCCTGAGGCTGTTGTTCATCGTCAACTTTTAACCCTGGACATTGACTTTGCACATTCCAATTTCTGGGAAGATTTCACACTACAGTTTTCCAATGCTGCCCTGCTTCATGGAACCCACAAACATACTGTTTCAAATCCCAGGTATAGATTGATCATCCCCCTATCCAGACCCGCTACACCTGACGAATATGTGGCAGTCTCTAGGCAGATAGCCGGGATCATGGGGGTGGAGCTTTTTGACAATACGACTTTTGAAACTAATCGCCTAATGTTTTGGCCTTCTACGCCTAGAGACATAGATTACTATTGCAGATTCCAGGAGGGGGAATGGGTAGATGTGGATGAGATCCTGAGTTCATATCTAGACTGGAAGGATTCAAGCCTTTGGCCTACAGCGGACAGTAAGATCAAAGAAATAAATGATCAAACTAAAAAACAAGAGGATCCTGAAGTAAAAAAGGGATTGATTGGGGCATTCTGCAGGGCTTATTCAATTACAGAGGCAATAGAGACATTTTTAAGTACCATTTATGTCCCTGCATTTGATGGGAGATATACATACTCAAAGGGTTCTGCAGCTGCGGGTTTGGTAATATATGACGATAAATTTGCTTACTCTCATCATGGAACTGATCCCTGTGTAGGTAAGCTTTGTAATGCATTCGACCTGGTGAGGATCCATCTATTTAGTCATTTAGATAAAGGTCCTGATAACTCCAAAAGCACAAAAGCCATGGAGGACTTCATAAAAAAGGATAAAAAAGTAAAAGAAACTATCGCCGTTGAAACCATTAATGAATCTAAATACGATTTTGCTGAACCCATTGAAGAGTCTCAAGATCTTTCCTGGACTGAGAAACTGGAGTTAGATTTCAGGGGGAACTACTTATCTTCTGCCTTTAATCTAAATCTTATTCTTTCCCAGGATGAAAATTTGAAGGGACTATTCAGACATAACTTATTTGATAGTAAGCGATATATTTTTGGTACAGTTCCTTGGAGGAAAGTGGATCACCCAGAACCGATAAAGAATGTCGATTATTCAGGGATCAGGAACTACATTGAAACCGTTTATGGGATCATTGGGAATTTGAAAATAGATGATGTCTTAGCCCTGGAATTTGAAAAGAAGTCCTTCCATCCTGTGAGAGACTATTTAGTCAACTTAGAATGGGATGGTCAACTCCGAGTAGAATCCCTTTTGATTGATTACTTCGGGGCAGAAGATAACTACTATACCAGGGAGGCAATAAAAAAGACACTAGTCGGAGCAGTCTCCAGGATATTCATACCAGGGATAAAGTTCGACCTAGTACTCACCCTGGTGGGGGAGCAAGGAACTGGAAAAAGCACCCTTGTAAAGAAACTGGGGAAACATTGGTTCTCAGATACATTTATGACCGTAAATGGGAAGGATGCTTTCGAACAATTACAAGGTGCCTGGATTATTGAACTGGCTGAATTGGCAGGATTGAGGAAAGCAGAGGTGGAAACAATTAAGCATTTCATATCTAAACAGGAGGATATTTTTAGACCTGCATACGCCAGGACACCGGAGACATTCAAAAGGCAATGTATATTCATAGGGACAACGAACAATAAAGATTTCCTTCGTGACCCATCAGGAAATAGACGATTTATGCCTGTTGACATTGATCCTTCCCAGGCAACAAAAAGTATCTTCACGATCTCCGAATATGAAGTGGATCAGATATGGGCTGAGGCTGTCCATTTATATGAATCTGGAGAGACCCTGTATCTAAGTCCAAAAGCTGAATATCTCGCCAAGATAGAACAGGGGAAACATTATGAAACTGATGAGCGGAAGGGTATTATAGAATCGTTCGTAAACATCCCCCTTCCAAAAGACTGGGATGAACTAGACTTACTAGAAAGAAGAGTATTTATAAATGATCCCCTGAGGGGGAAGGGAACTTTAGAAAGGGATTATGTCTGTATTGCTGAAGTATGGTGTGAATGCTTGGGAAAAGAAAAAGAATCAATGGACAGATATAAGACCAGAGAGATCAATGATATCCTCAGAAGTATGGAGGGTTGGGAACAATCTAAATCAACTAAGAATTTCAAACTCTATGGGAAGCAAAAATACTACTCCAGAAAACTTGATTGAAGAAAATATCGTCATCCTGGATCTCCGGAGTATGGAGCACAAGAGGATTGTAGTTCGGCCCTATAACTCCCGTTACCTGGACATAATGAACCATGTATTGGTGACCCGCTATGAAATATTCTGCCTTTCAATCAGTATACTGGATAAGAAGATGACAATGTCTCTTAAGTATTTCATTGCTCCAGTTTCGGATATAGTTTATTATGCTTTAGATAGTTATTCATAATGAAAGAAAGTGAGAAAAATATTGAGAGAAGACTCTCTCATCTAGTTAGAAAAAGGGGTGGGTGGAGTATTAAGTTACTCCCCACTTTCATTACAGGGCTTCCCGATAGAATGGTTCTACTCCCTATAGGGATTATGTTTTTTGTTGAACTGAAGTCTTCCGGTAAGGAACCAACACCAGCTCAGTATTGGGTACATAAGAAACTGAGGGGTTTGGGATTCAGGGTATTTGTAATTGACTCCGTTGTTGGAGTCGATGAAATCCTGGAATGTTATGAATGAACTGGATCTCCACGGCTATCAAGTTAACACGATAAAGCATATCGAAGAGAATCATTTTGCTGGTGCGTTCCTAGATATGGGATTAGGGAAGACCGTCTCCACATTGACCGCTATAAAGAGGTTAATGTTCGAGGAGCTGGATATTACCAGGGTATTGGTTATAGCTCCAAAAAGGGTTGCAGAAACTGTCTGGTCTGCCGAATTACAGAAGTGGGATCATCTCCACGGAATTACACTTTCAAAAGTAGTGGGGACTGAGAAACAGAGGACTCGGGCTCTTCAATCAAGGGCAGATATATATATTATAGGTCGAGACAATGTCGCCTGGATCTGTAAGTACTATGAAAAGAGATCCCTTCCTTTCGATATGCTGGTCATCGATGAAAGTAGTAGTTTTAAGAATCCAAAATCTCAGAGATTCAAGACCCTCAGGAAACTGCAACCGAAGTTCAAACGGGTGGTGATCCTGACAGGGACACCTGCACCAAATGGACTGCTGGATCTATGGAGTCAAATCTTTCTCTTGGATCGGGGTGAACGCCTGGGGAGATTCCTCACTACATACAGAGATGAGTACTTTGCTCCTGATGCTAGAAACGGGTCCATAGTTTACAGTTACAAACCCAAGAAGGATTCAGATAAGAAGATCCAGGATAAGATCGGGGATATCTGCATAAGCATGAAAGCTGAAGATTATATTGATATGCCAGACGTGATCCTGAATGATATCATGGTTGAATTCCCTGAGGAACTACAGGCCAGATATGACAAGTTTGAAGAGGATCAGATTATGGAATCCCTGGAAGGGGATTGTATTGGTGCTCTCAATGCTGCAGCCTTATCCAATAAACTACTCCAGTTCGCCAATGGGGCTGTCTATGACGAGGATCATATCTACCACGAAGTCCACTCCCTAAAATTGGAAGCTGCCGAGGAGATCGTTGAACAGGCAGGGGGGAAGCCTGTTCTGATTGCCTGGACATACAGACACGATCTCTACAGACTGAAGGAGTACCTAAAGAAATATAATCCCCGGGAACTGCTGAAGGAGCAGGACATCCTCGACTGGAATGATGGGAAGATCCAGGTGCTGCTCACCCACCCAGCCTCTGGGGGACACGGATTGAACCTTCAGTACGGGGGTAATATTATAGTGTGGTTCGGACAGACTTGGTCTCTGGAGCTGTACGAACAGCTTAATGCCCGGCTGAACAGGCAGGGACAAACCCAGACCTTTATCCTAAACAGGATCCTAGCCAGTAAAACAATGGACCTGGATGTGATCAAATCCCTAGCAGGGAAGACCAAAACCCAAGATGGACTGATGGAAGCTATCAAATACAGGATCCAAAAGTATACTGATTTACAATGAGTTAAAAAAAACTTTCAAGATTTCTTCAAAAAAATTTTTTTATTCCAACTGGATCATGTATATTTGCTGGGTAATTAACAACAGACAAAATGACAACAACTGAAACCCTGGAAGCAAAAGACACCTTCACCGAACTGGTCAAAATGACAAAATTCACTGAGCCCCAACAAGTTATCGTGGATCACATCCTCAGGGGGGACAAACTGATCACCGTCAACCAACATCACCGCTCAGGTGGTCAGATGATGTGGATCCGTAAGGGGGATTCCTCTCCTTCCTACGCTGGTCATGTCTACAAGACATACGTCGGGATGACCTGGGCTATTTGTAAGGCCACAGGCATTGAACCTGACATGTCATTCTGCTGGGATCGGAGCCGTAACATAGTGGTCAACTTTTAATAATATCTCTCATGACTATTGAACCAAGAAAATGGTATCGTTTCCACTATAATACTATAGATGGAAAAAATCTACGAAAACTCGGAAGGGTTGTTAGAATAAATTATAGTGGAAGGGATCTTGAAAAATCTGTCTTGATTATGATGGATGATCGTTTTGGGACATTAGGTAGACAATTCTTGGTGTCTCTTAGACCAGAGGATATAATATCAATACAGGGGGAACATAACGATGAAATATTTACACTTTAATTTTATATTATCATGAATGCAAAACTTTTTAAGCTGGAAAATTCCACAAAAATCGAATTGGAAAATGGTATCATCATCACCAGTGAACCTGGAACAACCATTGATGAACTGAAGGATCAAACCATCTTATTCGTATCTGAGGAGTATATGGACTCCCTGACCATCGAAGAGGTGAATGTACTGAACTACAAAAAACGGTCGGCAAAGGACCTCCAAAAGGTCAGACCAGGGAAAAAAGGGGTTGAACTGGAACTGATCAATGAGATCCTGGCTTCCCGTGGACAGCTGACTGACCATGGACCTGGAATCACAGGCTATTCCTCTGCTGAGGACTCCACAAGTGATGATTTTGCAGGTATGCCTTCTCCTGAGGGGGATGAAGCCCCTGCTGCTGAGTCCAAAACCGGTAAGGGAAAAGGTAAGGGTTCAAAGGCCCCTGCTGTTGAAGCCAAACCCAGTAAGGGAAAAGGTAAGGATTCAAAGGATCCGGCTGTTGAAGAGGCCAAACCCCTCAAAAAACAGGCCACCGAGGAAGAGATCCAGGCAGACATGAAATCCGCCAAGGAGAAGATAGGTAAGAAGGTATCTTTCACCCGGTCCAAAACGGCTACCAGGGAAGAGGGGATCATCAGCCGGATTCGCCTGGACAAACGGAGTAATTCCATTCAGTACAGGATCAAGGTTGCCTCAGGGGACTTATACGGGAAAGAGATTCATTCAACAGACATCACCTTCCTGCCGTGAATATCCTGCAGAAAGCCAACGAAATAGTCAACGAACGGGCCGAGGAAAAGGAAAGAACCTACGGCCCGATAGCTGATTGCAGTGAACGGACAGCAAAGATAATGTCTGTTCTATCCAAGAAGGAGATCACTATCCTGGATGTATACTACTTCCATATTGCCTCTAAATTAGCCCGTGAAGCCTTTGCCCATAAGGAAGACAATCTCCTGGATGCAGCTGCTTATATTGGGGCTCTAAACAACTTCCATGAACATTGAAAATTTCAAACCGATAAAGGGTCTAACATGGCCTGAGATATTTCAGAATCAGAAAGAAGTGAAATTCCTATATGAGCCAGAATCTGAGAGAATCTTCCAGGACTTTGATATCGACTGCTATGAAGATCAGGAGGTGTTCAAAAAGTATTGCTGGAGAATAACGGAGGAACTGATGGAATCCCTGGAAGATCGATGTAATGAAACCCACTTCAAGGAGGAACTGATCGACGGTATGAATTTCCTGATCGAATTGTACCTTTTATATGGGTGGAATTTTGAGGATGTAAATGAACCCTTCAAATTCGGCCTAATGGATTTGAATCATCAGATACTTAAGATCGTCTACCAGCTGGGTATCACGGCCAATTTGCTAAAGAATAGACAGTGGAGGAGGTCACAATATCTGGTGGATCTGTATATATTTGAACCTAGGTTCAAGATTATATGGACCCAGTATATAAAGTTGTTTTTTGCCATTGGGATGAAAGAGGAAGAGATCAGATCCCTATGGTCATTGAAGTATCAAGTAAATATGTTTAGAATTAATTCAAACTACTAATGAGAGCACTAGGGATATTCGGGGGGATAGGGTCCATGATGATAGGGGCAAAGAAACAAGGGTGGGATATTATTGGGAATGTAGAGTATAGGCCTTACTTTCATACGGGGACATTCGAGCACAACTTTCCTGGGGCTTTCCTGGTCAAGAAATTCAGGGATCTCTCAGAGGATCAGATCGAGGAATGTACAGGGGTTGATCTTATCATAGGCCATACTTACTGTGGCAGATTTAGTGGATTCCATAAGAATAAAGGGAAGGCACTAAACAAGAATGATGTAGGGGACATCCCGGAGTTTATAGAATCAGTAAAGAAGCTGAGTCCAAAGTTTTTCATTATGGACAATAACCCAAAATCACTGATCGTGGTTGACTGGGTATACTGGTCTTCAATGCTGCCGGATTATGACATCCATTTCGAGCACATCAATAACTACGGCTACGGGAATGTCCAAAAGAGCAGAAGAAGGCTGTTCGTCATAGGATCCAAAAAGGAATTGGGATTCTATTTCATCCCTGGGGAATTCAATCACAATAAGACGATCCGTGATAAGATCCAGGATCTGAAGGATGGAGCTCCAAACCATGATAGGCTCAATCCAGATTCCGTGGTAAAGGGGTGGAGCAGATATAACTTTGAACCTGAGTTTATAGGATCCCCCAGGGAAGACAATATTCTGACTGTTCGGGAGCTCCAGGATTACATAAGGGACACCCCAGTGAATAAGTCCATCCCCAGGTACAACAGGAGGGAGGAAATAAAGCAAAGGATCGGATTCATGATCATTGACATCGATCGGCATGCTGGAACTCTTACAGGGGGAGGATCGGCCTATGATAACAGATTCCGCAGTGACACCATGTTCCCGTTCACAATACGGGAGAGAGCCAGAATCCAGGGATGCCCAGACGACTTCATCTTTATCCCAACCGGAATTGATGAAAATGTAGACAGTTACCGCTCCCTGATTAAGCAGACAGGTAAGTTCATTCCTGTAGAGGCCTGTACACACGCTACGGGGCAGATTAAGACTTTTTTGGAAGGAACCCGGGAGGATAAGGACTATACAGGAAAAAGGACTGTCAAATCAGATCCTAATGTGGACCGAAATAAGTTTGAGTACTGCCAGATCATAGGATATTCAAACCAGAAGAAGGTCTGTCAGTTCTGTGGGTCAAAAGAGTATTGTAAACAACAAATAAAAATCGCTGAAAAGGAGATCAAAAATGGCACGAATTTTTAAGGACTGCTTAGAAATGATCCAAGAAATGGATCGGGAGCTTAAGGTCTCCGGAATCACGGTGCCAATAAAGCACTACCAGAATCAGGAGTTAACCGGGGAAGATCAGAACACTAAAGAATTGATCGGGGTTAATTTCATTATCTCCAAACCTTATATGATGAAACAGGAGATGCTGAAGTTTGTGTTCAATGAAGAGGCTGAGAATATTGAAAAATATTGTAATACCGAGATCTCTGACCGGATCAACAGGGAGGGAGTTAACCCAGGGAGTTCATACCTGATCCGAATGGACCTATGGCAAAAGCTTATGTCCAGGGATCAGGAAGGAAAGTTTGACTACACCTATTCAGAACGGATTAACCACATGCAACAATTGGATAATGCAATTGCTGCCCTGAAGGAAGATATACACTCTCGCCGGGCAATGGTGATGGTATTTGATCCTTTAGACACCTGTGAATCTGCCGGATTCCAAACCAGGATTCCATGCTCAATTTCATATCAATTTCTGATCCGGAATAACAAACTGATGGTCCTATATTATATCCGGAGCAACGACTATTTCAAGCACTTTGCCATTGACATCTGGCTGGCTCATGCCCTGCAGGATTACATACTTCAAAACCTGTTGGAGACATATCCAGGGCTCCGCTGTGGGGCACTGAATTACTTTGCTGGAAGTTTCCATGCATACAAGGAAGATATCACAAAATGGGTAATTTATTAAGTAAACACAAAAAGTCATGAAGTACACAAGAATCAGAGAAGTTAAGAGCCCGACCAGGGGGACACCTGGATCGGCAGGAATTGATTTCTATGTCCCCGAGGAATTCTATTATTGGCTGAAACGGGGGGAGGGGATAAACATCCCGAGTGGACTTAAGGTAAAGATCCCCGAAGGTCATGTCCTGGTGATGATGAATAAATCAGGGATTGCTACCAAAAAGGAGTTAATCGTTGGAGCCTGCGTAGTTGATGAAGATTACCAGGGGGAGATTCATCTCCATGTGATTAATGTCGGAAAACAGGTCCAACAGATTTCCCCAGGGATGAAATTAGTGCAGGGTATCATTCTCCCTGTCACATACACAAACCTGGAGGAGGTATTGTTCCTGCATACAGAGGAAACTAAACGCGGAGCCAGGGGATTTGGCTCAACTGGATTATGAAAAAATCATTACCCTTATCACTTATGATTGGAAGTATTGTATCCATATTAATAGGGGGAATCTTTGACATTGCTTTAATTTTTGTAATTGGAGCAGTAGTCTTTTTCGGCAATTTCTTTTTCGCTCACTTTTGGTTTAAAAGATCATGAAATTCGATTTTCTAATAAAGTATACGTGGAGATCCCAATTTTGGATATGTGGAATCACTCACGAAGAACTTAATTCTTTAACCGCCGGATTTGTTATTCTGGCCTCAATCAAAGTAAAATGAAAGAAGTAGTAAATGGAATCCTGAACGTGATTAACAAACTAACCCCTCAGGAACAAAATGAAGTAATCTTGATAGTTTCTAAAAATATATTGAATTCACGGAAAGTGAAAGCCGATGAACTCAGTTCAGTTGCTAAATCTCTTTATGGGGCCAATGAGGAATTGGAAAAGGTGTTGAACCGATGAAAACAAACAAGGAAATTTTTGAAGATCCTAAATACATCCAAGGTGTAACTCAAGAGGTAGAAAGGATTATAATTATGAGATCCCTCCGTCCAATCCCAAAACCGGGGTATCACTATCGCCGGAATTGGTATGATCAAATGACTGAAGGGGGGAAAATGACTGCAGATTTCTTTCTTAAGAATATCCCTCCAGTATGGGAGAAGACCTCTAAACTTCCTGCAGGAATCAGGGTCATTCTTCGCTCAGTATTTACTACTGTAATTACAAAACTCATTAAAGATGATAAAGATTTTTTACGATCTGGAGACGACAGGAACGGATCATCGGAAGCACAGCATACACCAGCTGGCGGGACTGATTGAAGTCGATGGAATCGTGGTGGAGGAGTTTGATATCAAAATGGCCCCTCACGAGAAAGCCATCATTACTCCAGAGGCTATGCATGTATGCAATGTAACCGAAGAGCAGATCCGGGCTTATCCAAATATGTTTATAGCTCACACAAAGTTCAAAAGGATCCTGGAGAAATACATCGATAAGTTCAATCCAAAGCACAAGGCCCACATGATTGGGTACAATAACAGGTATTTCGATGATCCCTTCCTCAGGAAGCATTTTGAACTCTGTGAGGATCAATTCATAGGATCTTGGTTCTGGACAGATACCATTGATGTCCTCTGTCTGGCTTCGCAATATCTCCTGGAACGTAGACCAGGGATGCCCTCTTTTAAGCTGAAACGGGTAGCCAAAGAATTGGGTATAGATGTAATTGAGGATGACCTGCATAATGCCCTGTATGATGCCCGTTTGACCAGAGAGATATATAGAATTGTAACCGGTTTAGAAATAGAAATATGAAATCCCAAAAATCAATCAAAGTCACAATCCTGATAGGGGTTATGATATTCTTCGCCTTACTGTTCTTCTTAATGGGGTGCTCCCCGGTTCAGAAGATACGGATGAACTATGTAGTTAATCTAGCTGATCATGGGGCTGTACTTTGTAACAGGTACACAATCCAAAATGATACCATATACTTATGGGATGCTGGGAAGTTCCTAAATCGAAAATACCAATCCCGAGTCTCAGATTGTAAGGCTGTTGGGTTTGATGAAGTCCTGATCGTAGAGATAAAATGATACGCCTGATGTTTAATTATCCATACAGGATGATGATCCAAGCAACCGGAGGACGAAAAACAACAGTTACTCACTAATCAGGAGGACAAACCATGACACCAGAACGCCTAATCATCTCGTGCCTGCTGAATGATGTCGGCATCCACGAATACCGAATTATAGAAGAACTCGAAAACCTTTTAAAACCACAAACACCATGACAACAGCAGAACGTGACAAATTGGTGGCAAATGCCTTTATCGTATTCGCATTCGATAGTAAACAGATATGGGAAGACAATGATTTGGTTTGGGATGACTTCATTCAATCCGAATCTTACCTATCCATCCCACCCGCAGAACTCCGTGATAAGTATCACACAATGGATGAATTGTACAAATACCGAATGGTCTATAATGCCATTCTATTTAATGAGTGGTTCGCTCATGGTAAATACGAGGTTCATAAGAGTAAGCGACACAATGACGGAGAACCATGTTTTGGAGGTGGATGGTTCATTGTTGTGGCAATCCTGCCAACAGGACAGATAAGCAATCACTACAAAGAGGAATATTGGGATTTGTTCCAATGCGAATCCATACCTTCCGCTAAGTACCCATTCGATGGTCATACACCCAATGACGTTCTGATTAGGCTTAAGTCCATCCCACCAGCCACCAATGAACTGAGAGAACGGATAGCCAACTATAACACAATTAAAGAAAGATTGGTGACTTTATATCCTTCTTATCCAAGTTTTGTTGCGAAGGTTTGTGATGAAGTATTGGACAGAAGTGGTGCATTGCTTGGTGATATTAGAACTCTTAACAAACCACAACCATGAACAAAGCAACCGAACAAATCCTTTTGGACGCATGGGATTATTGCAATAAGGAAGATAAGTCAACAGAATTTATGATCCAGTATATGCAGGACGTAGCCGATGTTGATTTTGATACAGTTATTGAATTTCTTACAACAAGCAAATTCGCAAAAGAAAGGGGTAAAAAATGAACAGACCTGAATTATCCGAACCCGATGAAGTTCTTGCTAAAGAATTAATGGGTAAAACCAGAACAGAAATTGTGATATGGCTTCATGAATATCGCTCTTACCTCGCCTCCCTGTTCCCTACGGTGAGCAGAGAGGAGGCGAAGGAAATAGCCACAAGTATTTGCGGAACAGCCAATATTTATAGCAACGACCGAACTGTACTTCCAATCATCAGAGATGTGAGGAAAGCCGATTAAGATTTAGAAAATGGATTGATGATAATAAACCATCACCGCCTAAAACTAAACAGCCATGAATATCACAAAGTTTTACATGTGGGTATTAGTAGGAGTTCTACTGACCAAGACCCTCGACTATTTGCCAATGATTTGGAGGTCAATACAACGATCTTATATGAATTGGAACGGGGAGAGAATCGCTAAAAAATGGTTGAAGGATTTAGGAATTAAAAAAAAGTGAGTAAACAATGAAACAACAAGAAAGAGAACGGGAAATTGCGTACAAGACAACTCCGTATGATAAGGATGTCCTGGATAAGGTATTTGAAGCTTTCCCCCAGGCAGGAACGAAGATCTTAGACTATTGTACATCTTACTGCCTTGATCCCCTGGATGTGATAAAGGCCATCCAGAAGATGATGGATGTCGGGATCTCTGCAGGGGCCTCCACTGATGAAATCCTAAAAGCAATAAAGAATGAAGCCCCCGATGTTTGACTATCCATACAGGATGATGATTCGAACTACCAGGGGAAAGAAGGACAAACCTTTGGTGGTAGCTTTCTATGAAGTGAACTGGGCTTGGAGGGTATTTACAAGAACTTTAATCCGATGGCTAAAACGGGCACTAAGCAATGGTATGGGGGGATCATGAAGGCCTTCACCCTGAAACCCCTGAAGCAAAGGAGGAGGGAAGTCCTGGAGGATCCAGCTATGGAACCTATCCTGAGGAGGTTCTACGAGGAGGGCAGGCATTATATATTATATGGTAAGGAGTTTGAAGAGGTTCGCCAGGATCTTATGAATGAATGAGTTAAAAGTTTTTTTCAAGTTTTCATCAAAAAAATTTTTTTATGTCAAAGGGATCTTGTATATTTGCTGGGTAATTAATACTTGAAATTATGACAGCACTGAAAAACATCGAGATCAACACCTGGAAATTCCGGGCTTCTCACGGCAAATCCCCACGGGGATTCGGTTTATGGATGTTCACCATCGGGAACATCACATGGGACTGTATGGGTACCTACGCTGACGCCTGCAAACGGGCTAAACGGCAAGCCCAGACCTGGGGGATTCACTCTATAATCGTTATGCCATGAAATTACCTGCATCATTCACTAAGGCACAAGAGGTCCAGATCCTGGAGGCTCTTGCCACTTCAGATTCTTACTTCGCTGAGTTTTTCCGGTCTGAGACGGATCAGATGACGGCCAACATCATGAATGACCTCCCCATCGAATTCGGGACCAAAATGGAGGACTGGAGGGTGGGCAGGATCAAGGCCTGTGAAACCGTTGATTCACTGGAGAGGTCCCTGACTGCCCATAGTTCTCTTCTTGAAGTCCGTGAGGGGGAGATCCAGGGACTGAAGGCCCGGATGAGGGACATTCTGGGTAATATGATACATGCCGAGGCTAACCATTTTGAACCGGATTACAGGGACCTGTTCACTTTCGATGAAATCCTCAAGGCCAAACTGGAGGATGGATGTTCCCTGAACGCTGAAGAGTCAACATACCTTTTATCCAAAATATCATGAAAAAGAATAAAGAGATTCGGGTTCTCACCGACGGAAAACAGACTGCAGTATACCCATCCATTGAAACTGCTATCCTTCACCTGGGAGCCAATTATGGGGCTCTAACCTACAATCGTATGTACGACACAGGGAAAGTCCATATCAAAGGTACCACTATCAAAATTACCACCAAATGACATCTTACAAAATTCGACTGACTGCCTACTCCTCTCCGACCTGGATTGAGGACTGTGCTCGTGGGGGAATTCTGATCACTCAGGACATCAATCGTGCTGGGAACTATCGTAAGGCCACTGCTATCCAGCGGATGGCTGATCGGGGGATCATTGAGTACAAACTGGAACTGCACACACCTGATTGGGCCATCGCTAAGTCCATTGATCTGTCCTATGCCCTCCTGTTCAAATTACAGGGGATCTACCCTGAGCAAACTGTGGCCCTGACATTCATTCGGTACTCGGCTACTCGGGTGGCATTTGAATTCCGGGTGGATGGCGTGACCGTTCCCTACAACTTCGGGTACTCCTTCGAGGTCCTGAAATGTAACCCTATCTCTGAACTTACGGATCTTCGGATCTTCCGTAATATCTAAAACCCATGGCAACCTTCACCCCCTCCAAGTACCAACAGGCCATATATGACCTGATCACCTCAGGAACTGGCAACGCAGTCATCGACGCCGTAGCCGGATCTGGGAAGTCCACCACCATCGTCAATGCCTTGAAACTGATCCCCCTGGATCAATCTGTTCTCTTCCTGGCATTCAACAAGGCCATCGTCGAGGAGCTTAAGATCAAGGTAGTAAATCTCCCCCATGTGGAGATCCGTACGCTGCACTCCCTGGGAAGCTCCTGCATCACCCGACAGATCAAGACCGTTGTCCAGGCAGATAAGTACAGGGCATGGGTCAACGAGGGTCTTAAGTATGGTAATATCTCCCCAGACCAGGATCTGGAATGGGAAGAGCTGGGGGAGTACAAATCCAATATTATGAAACTGATCGACCTGATCCGGGTCAATCTCTGCAGGGCTGGAAGTGACATAGAGGACTTGATCCAGAAACATGGGCTCGACCTCCTGGACAACGAATTGGATATTGCCAAGAAGGCTGTCAATTACGGCCTGATGGAAATGGGGATCATCGACTTCACGGACATGATATACTTCCCCAATATGAAAAAAATCACCATGCCACAATACGACTGGGTGTTCATCGATGAATGCCAGGACCTGAATGCTGCACAGCGGGAACTTTTCCTGAAGTGCATTAAGCCTGGGTCTGGTCGTTTCATCGCTGTCGGGGATCCTCGGCAGGCCATATATGGATTCGCTGGGGCTGACATCCACAGCTTTAATCTGCTGAAGGAACTACCAGGGACTGCATCCCTTCCACTTTCGGTCTGCTATCGCTGTGATACTTCCATTATAGACCTGGCTCAAGGATTGGTCCCTCAGATCGAGTCCAGGGAAGGAGCCCAGGAGGGGATGGTTAATAAGAATGCTAAAATGAAAGATGTACAGGACGGGGATATGGTTCTCTGCCGTATTACTGCTCCCCTGGCAAAACTCTGTATGAAATACATCGCCAACGGGACCAAGGCCTATATCCGGGGGAAGGACATTGGGATGAACCTGATCAACATGCTGAACAAGACTAAGAAGACCAATATCGAAGAGGCCATTAAGGTCCTATATAAGGAACTGGATAAGATAGCCCACAGGGTATCTGCCCGCCAATGCTGCGAACTGAGCGAAGCCTCCTTCAGCAGCCAATACGTCACCTACTTTGATAAGATCAATGCCCTGGAGACATTATCTGAAGGACTGAGCCAAACCCGTCAATTGGTCTCCAGGATAGAATCCATCTTCAGGGATGATACCAACCAGGGAATCTGCCTGAGTTCTGTCCATAAGTCCAAAGGGCTGGAAGCCGATCGGGTCTTCATCGTCTGCCCTGAGGCATTCTACAATAAGCGTTCAATGTCCATTCCCTGGATGGCTCAGCAAGAGGCCAATCTGGTCTATGTCGCCTACACCAGGGCTAAACATCATTTAGGTTTTATAACTGATTTCAAATGTTAAAATTCACATTCAAAACCGTCAAACCAACGGGGCGTTATCACTCCTTTGAACCCTCTGAACATGTGATCAAAGTCGACGGTAAAGAGGTAGGGTCGATTGCCGATGATAACTCCAGGATCAGGCTTATGGTCCGTAAGGATCCCACTAAAGAGGATCCAGCGCCTTTTAGGTGGGTCCTGTTGAAATATAGGCCTGAATCCCTGGCAGACGCCAAAGAGTTCCTGAATAGGAATGCTGAGACCATACAGAGTACGTTTGATCTCTATTCACTATAAGTGAGATAAGGCTTTTATGTCTAAACGATCTAAACGATCGTAAACAATCCATCGTTTACGCTGGGATCTACAGCCTGTCTGCCCTGGATGAAGATCTAAACGATCTAAACAATACTTTTAGAACTTAAATATGAATAGTATAAAATAACATATATAGAAAGCTGTATGTTATTCGTAAAAACGCGTTTAGAGTATTAGGAAATTATTGTTTAGATCGTTTACGGAGCCCATTTTTCAGGAGTTTTCTAACCAGGCTAAGGGATTCAGCGTAAACGATCCATTGTTTCGATCGTTTATGAGGGGAGATTCAAAATTTCATTATAATTTTAGCCTATAAATTTTATCCATCATGGCAGCACCGATGAAAAATGAGTTTTGGAAATTCCGCTCTAAGCAGGGCAGGGATAAACTCTTCGAAACTCCTGAACTCCTATGGAAAGAGGCATGTAATTACTTCCAATGGTGTGTAGACAATCCCTTATACGAAACTAAAGGATTTGCCTTCCAGGGAGATGTCACTAAAGAGGACCTCCCCTTGATGAGAGCATTGACTATGGGGGGGTTATGCTTTTACTTGAACTGTTCTAGATCCTGGTGGCATGTTTTCAAAGGCCGATTGGATCCTGAATTTGATGATGAATTCTTACTAGTCATGGCTCAAATTGAGGATATTATTTACCGACAGAAGTTCGAAGGAGCTGCAGCAGGTTTACTAAATGCCAACATTATTGCTAGGGATCTTGGTCTGATTGACAAGGGAGAAAACACCATTAAAGGGGCCATCAATGTTATTATCGACAAGGATGATTCAGAACTATGATCTCTTGGACTAAGACCAAAACCCAGGTAAGGGCTGTCCGACTTCTGGCTTCTGCAGCATGCAGGATCCTGTTAGTAGGAGGCTCCAGGTCTGGAAAAACTTTCATCCTTTGTTACGCTGTTTTTGTCCGGGCAATCAAGGAGCCCTTCTCCTTACATGCAATAGGTCGTTTACGGTTCAATCATGCAGTGGCCTCCCTGGTGTATCAGACCATCCCAAAAATGATCAAAGTCTGCTTCCCTGATATGGAAGTATCTCTGAATCGTCAAGACTGGTTTTATGAGCTCCCAAATGGCTCCCAGGTCTGGATCTTTGGTTTTGATCAGAAGGAACGTATTGAGAAGATCTTGGGGACTGAATGGAGTACAATATACTTGAATGAATGTTCCATGTTGGAATGGAACTTGGTTACTCTAGCCCTCACCCGTCTTGCTGCCAAGACAGGGCTAAAGAATAAGATGTATTTTGACCAGAATCCACCCTCAAAATCCCATTGGACTTATAAGGTATTTGTCCTGCATAAGAATCCAGAAAATGATCTGCCCTTGATGGACCCGGATAACTGGGTTACTATGCAGATGAATCCAGGGGACAATACAATGAACCTAGATGATGACTATCTGAGTACTCTGCAGGGACTACCGGAAAGAGCTCGAAAGAGATTTCTGGATGGTGAGTATGCTGAAGATATTGTGGGGGCTTTATGGACAGATCTGTTGATTGATAAGTTCCGAGAATTGGAAGTCCCTGGGGACATAGAAAGGGTGATCATAGCTATTGATCCAGCGACTACCTATGGACCCGACTCAGATAAGTGTGGAATAGGGGCAGCAGGGAAGTCCTCAACAGGTCATTTCTATATACTGAATGATTGGACTGAGATTCTAAGTCCTAATGGTTGGGCATCTAAAGCGGTTGTATTGTTCCATAAATGGAATGCAGATAAGATGGTCGCTGAATCTAACCAGGGAGGGGAGATGGTTAGGACTACTGTAAGAAGTGTTAATCCAGACATAACAGTCAAACTTATACATGCCAAGAAAGGAAAGATCCTGAGGGCTGAACCTGTCGCCGGACTGTATGAGCAGGGTAGGGTCCACCATGTTGGTTACTTTCCTGAGCTGGAGGATCAGATGACTCACTATACTGGTGTACCAGGGCAAAAATCACCGAACAACTTAGATTGGATGGTGTACGCAATACTTGAATTAATGTCTAACAGGGGGGATGAAGATCTCTCTTCAGAATGGGGTTAAAATTATGGCCATAAAAGTAAAAGTATCAACAGGAACAGGCTTCATAAGAAGTCGCCGGGAAGTTGATGGAAGAGTTAGTTATCTGGTGGGTATCAAGAATTCAAAATACCTGGGAGGGGAATGTAGAGTATGGTACAAGGCAGAAAGTTGTACTATGATTCCCAGTTTATGGCAGAAGTTTTTATCCTGGGTAGGGGGAATTTTCTAATTTTACCTCTGCGTTCATTGACCATTTCAGGAAAGTATGAAAGACGCGGGTTCGACTCCCGCCATCTCCACACAGGCCTAAGTTCCCGTAAGGGAATCGGCTTAAGGTCCGGGTTACATGATAATACCGGGCCGACCTTATTCTCTATATCCAGTTGGGGCTAACCTGTCGCCATAGTACAGTTTCTTTCCCTGGATGAAACAATATCTGTAAACACAGATATAGACCCAACGAGGGGAGTCCAGGATCTCGGGGATGACCAGGCTTTTGATTTCATACAATTAGGGGAATGAGAGAATGCAAGGCCATAACAGGCAAAACAATCTCAATGATTCCTGTGTTCCACAAGGTGGCTGCATAGGGACAAATCCGGGTCTTTATTCTAAGGCCCGGATTTTATTTTGAAAATAAATGGTATGAGATCTGAATAATGTTTTTATATTTACACGGCGAGAGACCGTTCCGAATATCAACACTTGAGAAATGAGCAAAGACTTAATTGAATCGAGGCGGAATTCTAAGTATCTTAACGAGGCCATTCGCCAGGAGAAACAACTCTCTTATTTTACCGAGTCAGATATTCAAACTGATATACTCAACCAAGAATACTTTGCTCAATGGGCTGAACGGAAATATGAAACCACAGATCATTTCCTTAATTATGTAAAGTCTGTCTTCAAGACTGAGAATTTCCTGACTTTTTTTAAATATCTGAGATTCCCTTTACCCTCCTCCAAGTTAATTAACAACAGGATCCTACCGGACCTCAAACGGGTGTTCCAGGCAGATGATGCTAACTTTGATTATGTGGTGGGTAATATTAACCCTCAGGAATTTCTCCCAGGTATGGAGATTGATGAGTTCAATCGTATGATATTCGATGGCCTGATTCATCAGCACAATTCCATATTACTAACGGACCTGGATCGGGATGAGATAAACTCTCCCTACAGAATGCTGATCCCTATAAAGGATGTCATATCAATCGATGTTGACGATGATGAGATAGAATGGTTAGTTATTAAGGCCTGTTGGGAGGATCCAGTCACAGGGGTGGAGGAATCAGGGTATTATTATATTGATGAAACTGACTATATCTTCTACTCCCAGGAGTATATTGAAAGGGCTCGGTTCACCCATAATCTGGGTCACTGCCCTGCTCACTTCATTTCTGCTAGGTCATTTGGTATGAAACCCGTTGTAAGAGAATCATATTTCTCCTATGTAAGGGAGGAACTGGAAGAGTATAACTTCCTGAAGACCCTGCAGAAAATGACTGAACCTAACGGGGCTATTCCTGTTGCTACCCATTTGAAACTTCCCCCTCCAAAATCAGAGGAATTCAAATCTGTTGATAATGAACCAGGGGGAGGGGAATCTATGTCATCTCAAAGGGCAGGAGTCCAGGGGACAACAATACCCTCTCAAGGGGTGCTCCAGACAGGTACTGTAATTAAGGTCCCAATTATCAGGAATGATAAAGGGGACTTAGATATGACAATCGTCACGGATTTCATTAAGTTTCATTATCTACCGGTTGAATCCTTGGATTACTTAAGAAGTAGGATCTCTGAGATTGAACGATCAATCATTACATCTTTGGTTGGGGATGTTACTGAAAGCAGGGAAGCAGCAAAAAATCAAATGCAGATCAGAAAGTCTGTACTTATCCTTGAGAATACACTCCGCCAGATCTCAGATGACTTATCCAGGATTCGCAAACTAGCAGACACGGACTTCTTAAGCCTTAAGTACGGACCTGATCGCGTCAATGAAGTCACTACCTTTTATGGGTCTGACTTTTTCTTGGAGACTGAAGAGGAGCTGTTCACCAGTTTCACAACCGCTCCCAACCCTATCGAGCGGAAGAACATATTACTGCGCATCTCAGAATCAAAGTACCGAAATAACCCCTCTAAACTCTCCAGGCAGGTCATCCTATATAACCTGCTCCCCTTCCTCAGTGACCTGGAATTTGATAAGGCTATTGCTAAGGGGATGGATCTTGTCACATTTGAAATGCAGAATCGCTTTGATTACTGGATTCAGATGTTTGAATCTGAATATGGGGACATCGTAGTTTTCTTTGTTAACCTGGGGGAAACTATTGAAGCAGAAAAATTCCGAGTTATTAATAATTTACTAATTCAATTAATCAATGACAACAATCGTTTTGAGAGTGTACGAGCCGATGGAAAAGACCCAGGGCTTGATGCACAACAGGGAGGGAAAGATCCTGAACCCGACCCAGAAGATCAAACTGAATGAGTTTGAGTATATTCACAAATTTATTCCTAGATTCCAGATGATGGGTTATGCCCACATTGAGTTTGAGGATGCTTATGAAGTGATTCACTTACCAGGGAACAAATATGAACTGGCTGCCCTGGAATCGGCAGAATTTGACAGGCTAAAGAAAGTCCTGACAGATAAGATGAATTCTGTTGTTCCTATTCCTGAATTGTCTCCCTTGGAGAAAGAGAACCAAGAACTTAAGGCTAGGATGAACCGAATGGAATCCATGATGGAGAAGTTAACTCCTAAGGAAATAACTGAGATTCCTCTTCCTGCTCCTTCTCTGGCAGAGGCCCGTAAAGATTTTGAGGATCCATCTATTGAAGAGATAATGAAGGGCACTCCTGAAGTTGAAGTAGCAGGAGTCAAAACAAAATCTGCTTCTAAAATAACCGTTAAAAAACCATAAAAGATTATGCCATTAACTCCTGAACTTATCGCTGCCAAAGGTCTCACACCGGATCAGGTAACTGCCGTGAATGAGATCCTGAACAACGATATTGCCGATGTGAAAAAGACTTACGACGGCAAAGCAAACAATGATGCAGAGGCTATCCTGGAAGGAGCAGCCAAAGTGGTCGAAACCAAAACGGGAATCATCCGTGAAAAGGGACAGAAGATTGCTGATTATATTACCTTAGCAGCTGAGAAGCATGTTGAAGGTAAACTATCTAGTGAGAAAACTGCCATTCAAAAAAAGCAATCCGAACTGGATGAAATGATCAAAAATGGTGCTGGTGATGCTGCCCTAAAGAAAAAGTTTGAGGAACTTCAAACAGCCCATGACAATCTGCAGAAAAAGGAAGCAGAATTCGACCGTGTAACAAACGGAAAATTCGAAGATCTGTACAACAATCTCTTGGGGGAGAATAAGACCCTGAAACAGAAAACGGGATTCAATTCGGTGAAGCCTGTATTCCCTGAGATTGTAAACAAATATGAAGCTGCTGCAAAATGGAAGGCGTTTGAAGACGACTTCCTATCTAAGTATGACTTGGAACTGGTTGAAGGGGAATACATTGGAATCTCGAAAGAGAACAAACATAAAACTGTAAAACTCGCGGACCTTGTAAGTAAGAATGAAGAGATCAAATCTTTACTGGCAGGGGTTCAGAATAAAGGGGTGGGACCAACACTCAAAGGAAATATCAAACTTAAGGATGTCCCATTCGAAGTACCGGAAAAAGCTACTCCTACCGAAAGGCAGAAGGCCATAAAAGATTACTTGGTCAATGAGTTAAAGCTGAGTACCATTTCATCTGAATATGCGAAGAAATTCGCTGAATTCAATTCAAAAATCTTGGAAGGGACTCCTGCTTAATCTCTAATTTTATTCTCAAATGGCTTATCTTGATTTAACCGTCTTAAATGACTTCCAAGCCCGTGAGGCCGTGAACGAAAAGTTCGAGGCCAACTATGGGATGATTGACCTGGCTCAGGCCTCTGGTCAATCAATTGATTACATTCCACCTTCCGTTATGCAACAGCTGGCTACAATCTCCGCCTCTAGGGGGGTGAAGATTCCTGCCCTGAAGGATCAGGTTGTGACGGTAGGTGTGACTCCGGGATTTGCAAACATCCCAACGAACCTGGGTGAAACGGCAACCTTCGGGTACACTGCCGTTGACGTCTTCTCCGGATTCAGGCTCTACCCTGGATCATACGAAAACAATCAGATTGATGCTGCATGGTACCGTGATCAGATCCTCCGGAACGTTCTCAAAGGAATGGCCGTATATATTGATGACCTGATTGAAGTGGTGCTTGAAGCCCGGAAGACTCAGGTCTGTGCTTATGTAGCCCAGGTCTCCCAGGGTGGAGGGGCCTTCACTTTCAACGCCGGAACTGATACCGTTGAAATAGCCAAAGCAGCGGTGAATGAGACGATGTTCTGGAATCTGGTACAACTGGCACAGGCTAATCAGGTGGGTGGAAATTATCGTATTGTAACATCCCCTGGTGGTTTGGTTTCAAGTCAGACCCAGTCCCGTATGTATGGGGCAGGCAACCAGAAGAACATCCAGTGGAATGAGACCGTGATCCCACCAGATCGTAGGTTCACTTCTGATCAGCTTGCTGCAGGATCCGACATCTTCAATGGATTCTTCGTCCGCGATGGTGAGATAGGTTTGATTGAGAACTTCCCGTTCGACTTCCGCAATGGAACCGAGATCGCTGGGAAAAAATGGTCAATCACCGACGTTGCTCTGCCGTACACCAAGATGAGGGCTAATATCTTCATCAATACTGAGGCTACTGACGCAACAGCTCTCATCACCCCGAACACAGACACGAACCTCCTGATGACCACCTTCGAGGAGATGGCTATCTGGCACCGCTTCTTTATCCCGTATCGTTACAACTCAGCAATCGCCTCCAGGGCTCAGGGAATTATGAAACTTTCCGGTAAAACCTCTTAAATTTTATTGACATGACATACCATAAGACAAATTCAGACGGTACGAGCGACATAGTTTCTCAACCGTCGTACCTGGGAGGGATTCTAACCATTATCGGGAATGCTCTCAAAACAGCCTATATCAAGTTGGCAGGTTACGTAAAAGTAGATTACCGTCCGGCTATCGCAACGGCAACCAATGACTATGCCCTACAAGTGCGTTCCGTATCTGGTAAGACTACTGGAACCCATTGGGGTATTGATTCAGAGACACATCTTGGAGCAACCGGAGCTGCAAACATTCGGGGAGTACAGGGGGTTGCAGTTCTGGACACAGGATTCACAGCGACTGCCGTCACTTTGATCGGTGCATACGGACAAGCCCGTGCGGATGGGGATGTGGCTGGAGCTTCTTTCCTAGCTGGTCTTTATGGATTAATTGAGGCCGGGGCTGCTATCACTGCCACTCATGTTGCATCACTCTGGCTGGATACTCACCAAGCGGAGGCCATTACTGGAAGCTATCAACTTCTTTATATGACAGAGAACGGGGCTGAGCCTCTGGATCAGGTCATGTATATGAGAACTCCAGGAGCCAAGGTCTTCGTTGAGTTTGATACATGTTCGGCTTTTGTTTCTGATACAGCCGAGACCGGGGGGACTGCCAAGAAGATCAAAATTACGATTGACGGGGTGGAACACTACATCAACGCTTATACAGGTTAATTATGATACTAACATTCGCAGAAGATTTCACAGGTGATATAGGGCTGGACTCTGAATTGACAGCCATTCCCTCTTCGGGTTTGTATTTCAATCGAGGAGTCCATCCTGTTGTCACAGTGAAAAATTTGTTATCCTTCCTTCCTATATATACATTCACCCCTGCTGCTTACGTGGCGGGAACTACGTATGGGAAGTATGATACTACTCAGGTAAGGACTGATTTGGTTACTTACAATAGTGTTATCTATGAATCCATTGTTACGGCGAATTTAGGGAATACTCCCTCAACGTCGCCCACAAAATGGAGGGCCACTAATTTGGAATCCTTACGGGTTAAGAATTTCATAAAGATGTCTCGGAGCAACATGATTTCTGCGCTTAATCTTACCCGGAAACTGGTTGAAAACCAATACATTTACAACGTAGGGGATAATATAGTGATCCTTCCAGGGGATTATTCTGGGTGGGTTATCGAACCGAAAGGATCCGACTATATCAAAATCCGGATCAATGAAATAGCCTTACAAGCCAATACTACTGATGAAGTTTCGCTGTATGTCGTGAATCAAGGGATCTTATTAGATACACTTACTCTGACTCCCTCCAATGGGGTTCTAGAGTTCGAAAATGTCCCTTACGAAATATCTGCGAAAGGCCCGGTAGTATTGGCTTTTGCTTCTCAATCTGTCAAAACTCAGGTTTGTTATAATGATGCTTTAAGGTACAATGGGTTCGTGGCTTATCCCGTTCACGGGACAGGGGCCTCAGCTGCATTAAGCACTTGGTTGATCGGATCCTATGGAAATGGGTTAAATTTCAACATATCTGCTTATCTGGATTCAGAAATATTCATTACAAACAATGAAATTGATTTTGCGAAGATGCAACAGGCTCAGTTTGAAATGGACTTTCTTCGACTGATGAGTGTGAATGGTAATATTAGAGGGAATCGCAATGAAAGAGGTTTAGAAGATGACCGTTTGTATTATGAGATCACAGATCTTAAAAACAACACAGTCGCCCGGAGATATAATTCAATTTTGAATGAAACCCGAGAAATAATCTCCCGGACTTTTGACAGGGCCTTAACCCCTCCCGATGAATTTGGAATAGAAATAGGAACAATATGATCACAAATCCCGTAGGAATAGACTCACCAATTCAAGCACTGCAAGCCCAATTTTTGGCTCATTTGTTTGTGGGGAAAACTTATTCATCTTATGGGAGGGCTTTTCTGAATGAACGAAATGGGGTTATTCCCGAGGTTTATTTAGAAGCCAATGAATATGAGGAAGTTCTTCAAGATGATACCAAAGATGCTTTAAGCTTCTTTACAGTAGATCCCCTGGAGGATATTGAAATGATGAATGCTAAGGCAAGGGTGAATATTTACTTCTTTGTTAACTTGGCTACACTTTTTAGTTATTCACACCGGGCAGTTGAGGAGGTTCACATATTGATCCTAAAAGAAATTACAAGAAGTCCGTTCCAAGTTACCCGACTAGTAACAGGGCATGAAAGCGTAAAAGACTTCGCTATTGAACGCCCGGAACTGATGGACATGCAACCATACTATTGTTTTAAATTTGAATGTTCTATAACTTATAAACTTTGCTAATATGTCTTACAACCAATATTCCTGCTCAGTAGCCGAATGGGCGAACACAGGATTCGACAAGTGTAATTCAGCTTTAGGAGCAATAGCGATGGTTATCCTAACGTCGGATGACTTCACCATTGCAACTGAAACTTTGGCCAAAACTTTGGCCCCCTGGACTGCTGGGATTCAAACACGGGATGTATTTCCCCTTCCTCGAGTATGGAGCGCCACGGAACAAAGTGAAAAAGATGCTTATGAAACCTCCCCTCTTGGCCAAAAGAAATTAGGTAAAGAGGGAACTTATGGTGCCGAGTATCTTCTAGATGCTCCTCTCGGAATGCAGATTGCTCTTCGGTCCTTCAATGGCGCAGATCTCCGTGTTATGTATGTTGACATTAATGGTAATATCCTAGGTATGTCCCTGGATGGAACCATTATGAAAGGGTTCAAAGTGGGGATGTTCCACTGTGAAGGAATGACCAACCCAATCACCAAAGAGGAAACAAAAAAAGTGATTGTTAATGTATGGGAGGACACTCCATCCGATCGAGATGACTATGGTGTGGTTGTCACTCCCACTGCTTTCAATCCTCTGGAACTTGAAGGTCTGAAGGATGTGGATCTCACAGTAGTTGGAACCCCAACTGCCTCCTCTATCGTGGTAGATGCTAAAACTTCTCTCGGACAGGTTGGTCTGTCTGGTCTGGTGGTTGCTGACTTCAATGTGACAACTGCTTTAGGGGTCACACATGCTTTGACTTCAGCTACTGAAAGTGCTACTATTGCAGGGAGGTACACCCTGGCTTCATCCGCTGCATTTGTAACGGCTGATATTGTTTTCTTATCTCCTACAGGCTCCCCGATCGGAACTCCTAAATTGTCCATCGCTGGATATGAAGGGACTGATCCTGTAGCTATATCATTCTAATGATGGAAAAATTAATTGCTGGACAACGGGTGAGTTTTTCACCGACCTTCATAGGTACGGCTGAGGAGTTCATCCGTGTCCATCAGTTTTTATACAGTATGAAAACTGAAGATCAAAAAAAGTCTATCATAAAGGAATTGAAATCTGTCTACAAAGAATTAAAGGTAAGTGACATTACTTGAAGCATATCAGAACATCAAGCAGATTGACACTAGTCGTTTAGTCGATGAAGTACTTTCTGAACTAAGACCCCTGATCCTGGATCTTAACAGGTTTCAATTGGAACAGGGTCTTAATGCAGAAGGTAAAAGATTTCGAAAGTATAAAAACAAGTCCTATTCAGCCAAGAAAGCACTTATGAATTCCCTCCCAGGTTTTGGAAATCCTGACTTAAAAGTCTCCGGTGATTTTTGGAAAGCTTTCAAAGCAGACCTAAAAGGAGGGATCATGGATATCTACTCCACTGATCGAAAAGCTGAATGGTTGGAAGAGGGCACGAGTAGGATGAGGGCATTTGCTAAGATTTATGGGCTCACCCCTCTGAATATGGAGCACTTAAGGATCGAGTTTTTAACATTATTTCTCCCCAGATTAAGGTTAGAGATAGGTGTGTAAAAAACATCTGCCGGCCTATACGCTGGATTATGTAAGAATCTTAGCTATACGGTATGCATATCATGAAAAAGTCGATGTTACAATTTTCCTCAATTTCGAAGGGCGCTATACATTTGAGGAAACTGCATACTGTACCGATGACCCCGTTGAAATTGTACACTACAATAGACTTTCTCCCGATTAGGAATTTCTATATGATAGTTGAAACGGGGGATCATCGATGGTTAATCAAGGGGATTGATTATGAGAATCTTCCTAATGCTGAAATTGATTCCCTTATTTGGGAAAAAATATGGGGTCAATATATTGAGATCTCCAAGGATCGAGACTATCAGATTTATTTTGAAACTCTTCGTAAATATTCTTCTACTAATACACAGTATGAAGTTCTGAAGGCTGAGATTTTTTCTCTATATTTCAGGTTCAATGCTGAATATGCCAAAGATCTGGAGGCGGAAGGGATTATCTTGAACATGAACAGTAGAGGGGAATATCTGGAATCTTTGAATATAGCTACAAAAAGACTTAGAAATAAAGAAACTCGGATTAAGATTCTAGAGAAAGAACTGGAATCAAAGACAAAGAAGAGTACTGTAAAAATTGAATTCTTAGACCTGGTGAACCAAATTGAACAACTTAGGGGGATTCCTATTAATATTGACACCATGAGTATAAAGCAATTTGTCCTTCTAATTAATAAACATAACGAATATGGCAAAAGGGCGGATTGAACAATATGATGTCATCTCCAAGGCCGCTCTGGACTCCATCGACCTATTAGGGGCAAAATTAAAGTTGAATTTGGATCAGTTGGATAAGATGATAGAGAAGGGCAAGGGGATGGATAAGGCCTTATCTGGGTCACTAACTATATCCGAGTTGAATAAGACTATACAAGACCAAATTAAACTCCTAATTGACCTAGATAACACTAAAAAGAAGACAGAGACTACCAATAAGGAACTGGTCTTAACTAAGATCCAGGAGACCCAAGCAAGGAGGGACTTAAAATCTACAATGGAGGCTGAGGCTGTCCTTCAAAATAAAGAGGCAGGATCCTTACAGAAACTGGTAGCAGAAAATAAGAAATTAACCCTCGAGAGGAAATCCCTTAACCTAGAGACTGAGAAAGGTCGGACAAGGTTATTAGAAATCAATACTGCGATTGATAAGAACACAGAGACTATTCGTAAGAACTTGGATGCAGCCGGAAAACAACGGATGAACATTGGGAATTACAAAAGTGCTCTAGAGGGGTTAGGATCTACTCTTAAAAAACTGGCAGGAGCTTTAGGGATTACTGCGGGGATCGCTTTAATTGGGAAAGCTATGAAGGAGGCTTTCAACATAATAAAAGTATTTCAATTAGCTCAAAGTGAATTACAATCCGTGTCTGGGAAAACAGCTAAGGAAATTGAGAATCTAACCATCCAAGCTAAATTATTAGGATCCCAAACTCAGTATACTGCCACAGAAGTTACTAAACTCCAAGTTGAGTTAGCAAAACTAGGTTTCACAACAACTGAGATTGAATTGTCCACTAAAGCTATCCTCTCTTTTGCAACTGCTACGGGAGCTGCTCTCCCAGATGCTGCTAAAACTGCAGGTACAGCCCTGAGGGTATTCAATGCCGATGCTTCCCGAATGAATGATTTTGTAGCTACTCTAGCAGTGGCTACAACTAAATCTGCTTTGACCTTTGCAGATTATGATACAATACTATCCACTGCAGGGCCTGTAGCTAAGGCATACGGGTTCACATTAGAGGATCTTATAGGATTGATTGGAAAATTAAAAGACGCCGGATTTGATGCCTCTAAGGGAGCAACAGCTTTGAGAAATATATTCCTTAACTTGGCAGATACTAATGGGGCATTAGCTAAGGAATTGGGGGGAACTGTTACAAATTCCAATGAACTTATAAAGGGATTGGTCTCCCTGAGAGAAAGGGGAGTCAGTTTGAATGAGACCCTTCAGTTAACAGATAAGAGATCTGTTGCTGCATTTAACGTATTCCTGAACCAGGCAGAAGCAGCAGGAACCCTCAGGGATTCAATTACTGGAGTGAATGATGAACTCCAAGTAATGGTTGACAAGAGGTTAGATAACTTAGCGGGGGATGTAATTAAGTTATCCTCCGCTTGGGAGGGGTTTGTATTGAAGGGGGAGGCAGGATTTAATTTATTTCGTAAAATGATTCAGTTCATTAATAACTTGGTGATCTCTCTTTCGAACTTGGATCTTATATTTACCCGGACTTCAAAACTGTCTGCTGAACAAATTACCAGGACTTACGACGCTATGTTGGCTCGTACAGGAAAACAGGCGGACAAATTAAGGATCATCATTGGAAAACTGAAGGATCAGACCATAGAGTCATTAGCTGCCTCAAAAGAGGCCTCCCTTAAAGAATTAGACGATATAGGGTTCAATAAAAAACAGGCCTTAGTTTTATATGAAGAGTTCATCGAAAGAAGGAAAGTCCAGATTGATTTGGAGAGTAGAGCATTGGCTGATGCTGAGAAGGCTAGATTATCAGATTTAGAGAAAGCTGAATTGACTAAAAAAGAAATAGCTGAAAAAGGGGTTAAAGATGCTGAGAAAGCTGCTAAGAAAGCAAATGAACAGAAACTCAAGAATAAAAAAGTATGGGATGAATTGGAAGTTGAAGATCTTAAGATGGCTGAGAATGCTTTAAAAGAAATACGAGATGAACGGATAGATCAACAACTGGTCAATATGTCTAAATTAAATGAAGCTAGGGATCAGGAGTTAGCTGTTGTAAATCAATCTTATTTGGATGGAGTTACTTCATTTGAGAAAGCTGAAGAGGAGAAACTGAGGATCGCTCGTAAGTATGAACTTCTGATTGCTCAGGAATCTCTTAAGGCCCTGGAGGAAAATGTTGGAGCTCTCACTCCAGGGGAACAGGCCGAAGGTTTAGCTAAAATAGCTGCTTTGAAACTTAAGATAATAGAGAACTTAGCTGAAGATGAATACAATGCTAAGAAATATTGGACTGACCTTGAAATGGCAGACTTGGAGGAAAGTGAAGATGCTATAAAGGAGATACAAAAGGAGAGAGAGAAAAATGAAAAAGAAGCAGAAGAACGTAAACAAGAATTAATTAAAGCTACATTTGATCTAGTTAATGAACTTGGGGATGCTATTTTTGAAATCAGTAATGATCGGATTGAATCTGAGATAAATTCAATAGAAAAGAAAAGGGATAAAGAAATAGAGGCAGCCGGGGAAAATAAAGAAGCACAGAAAAAAATCAATGATAAGTATGATAAAGAGGTAGCTGTACAGAAAAAGAAACAAGCAGAGAATGACAAACTAGCTGCCTTATTTAATATTGCCCTCAATACGGCTGTAGCCATAATGAAGGTAGCCCCCAACCCCATACTTATAGCCCTAACAGCTGGATTAGGGATTATTCAAGCTGCTGTGGTACTGAGCAAAAAGATTCCTGAGTTCAGGATAGGAACTAAAGACTCTCCAGGAGGACCTGCAATCATAGGGGAGGAGGGGAGAGAATTATTGATAGATACATACGGAGGAGTTCAACTATCTCCTGAGAGGGCATCACTAGTCTACCTGAAACCCCACACTCAAATCATTCCAGCAAAAGAAACCGACTTCATAATGCGTAAGGCCCTTCAAAATAGAGATCAACATAATACTGTTGTAAATGTAGATATGAATCCTGTTGTAGAGGCCATAAAAAATAAGAGAGAATACATTTTTAACTTCACTGATGAAGGGATTGATATTTCTCACAGGGATGGAGATTTTGCTACTCACTACAGAAATAACTTCAAACGTTGAAACAAGAATTATTCTATATTGAATCATCCAGGGGAACTGAAAGAGTTTTTTATCAGCCCTATGGATGGGATCAGGCCGGTTGGGAATTGGTAAGAAGTGAAAGCTATCAAGGAATATATAGAAAATATGTGGTTTCTCTTCTAGGTTTTATAAAAGATGGGAAGGTAATTGTTAAGTGGTTGAAGGAAAATGAAGGGATTGAATCAGAGGCTTATTTTATAGTAAAAAGGTTTGACCCGACTACACATTACTACACACAATGTTACAGGGGTAAAATAAATTTTGCCACTTATAATAGAAAGATTGATCGTATAGAATTGGGAATTGAAGATTCAGATTTTGTAACAAAGGTAATGAATCGGGAAGATATACCAATAAATTTGGTTAAAACTACAACTCTCGATGGAGATTCTATAACTCCTTTTTCTAATGAGGGAGTTCTAGTTAATCTGCCAGAAAGAACTGATGGATTGAATAACTTATTTACATTGAATGCAGGAACTACATATAACGGGCCACATTCAATTCCTTTTGTTTTAGTTTCATCCCTAATTCCAGGATTTCATACTGTTGCGGATCCTTCAGCCTATGCAGGAGTTCTAGGAAGTATTTTTGAAGCTGATGAAGATATAACTTTGTCATTATATGTTACCTTAAATGTTACAGTAACAGCTACAGTAGTAACTACAGTAATGATTGCTCACTACAATTCTGCGGGAGATTTACAATCTTCAGTAAACCTATTCCAAGAATTAATTGATCCTTCGACTGAAATTGACTTAGTAGATGTGGGGCCTCATAATTTTTCTTTAGTTCAAGATGACTACATTAATATTACTTTAGTCTATGCTGGGACTCCTGGAGACACTACTTTACCCTATACAGGATCTATAACTGTTAAAAGCAATCCTTTAGTATATCCAGCTACAACTGTTAATGGGGTTTTCTATCATGAAGCTTTTACTCGGATTCTGCAAAGTATCACAGGTGAAGCTGATCCATTCTACTCAGATTTTTTGGGGAGAACAGACTCTGAACTTCAGACTTATGAATCTGATGGGGCAGGATCCTTAGGAGTGTTCATTGGGGGAAAACAACTGAGGGGATTCCTAGTTTCTGATATTCCTTTGACAGCTACATTGAAAGAAGCTTTTGATTCTCTTAAAGCTACTTTGAATATAGGGATGGGTATTGAATCCGGAAAAGTTCGAATTGAACTATTATCCTATTTCTTTGGGGTCTTTATCATACAGGATTCAACTCCAGTAGAACTCACTTTTAGTGATTGTAAGGACATACAGGAGGCTGTTTTAGCCGATTGGGTATATAATAAGATTAGTGTGGGATATTCCAAATTTGAGCCTCTGGGGGCCACGGGGGGACTTCGAGAGTACAATACACAAATAGCTTATACGGATATCATAAAAACTATAAAGAAAGAACTTACATTGATCAGTCCTTATCGAGCTGATGATTCTGGGATTCAAATGGCCCGAAATGAGGCCAAGTCCGGTAAGGACATAAGCACTGATGAGGATAATTTTATTCTCTCTGTAGTTAGAAGTGAGTCAGATATTATAGCTCAGACAAATCAGGGTTTTGATTCTATATCAGGGACTGTATGTAATACCGGAGTTTACAATGTATTATATTCTCCCGCTAGAAATCTAAGGAGACACGGATATAGACTTACAGGATTCTTAAAACTGTACCAAGATTCAAAAATAGTTTTTACTAAACAGGAAAAGGATACAAGACTTATAAGTAAAGAAACAGGAGGGGATTCAATAACTGAAACTTCAGATATATTAGTATCTGACTTAGTAACTCCAATTTGGGAATCAACTAAATATAGTTTTGAAACTCCCATATCACAAGCAATCATTGATGTAATTCAATTGGGGTCCACAGGGGGGATCTCAAATATGTATGGAATTGTTAAATTTAGGCAAAATTCAGAAGACCTGATTTGGAAATATGGTTGGATCCTTTCTATACGGGTTAAGTCTGAGGGAGTTAAAAGTACAGCTAAATTTGAATTATTGAAAGTGGATCCTACAGTGTCAGCAACCTTTGAATTAAGTTAATTATGGCAGAAGGAATACTAGCAATAAGTTTAGCAAATTCACTGAGATTTGCAAAGGTTGAATCTAGTCCCCTAGATGGGTCTAACTGGGAGAATACCTTGGTCTGTGCTGAAGTAGTACCAGATGGAAAAAAATATGGGTATGCTCAGAAAGTTATCACTGGGGATGTTCTGAAGTTTTGGTTCAAAAGTGCTTATGGGACTCATGTTTGTAAACTATATAACCATTTGAATGAAGAGGTTGCTACTCTGACTGTAACTTCTGAAACTACTTATGCCACCTATTCTTTTTTCTCAGTAGAGATTGACACTGTGGCTTGGGAAACAGCTAAGGCCTACTATGTAAAATTAACAGCTACAGATGGATCCTATGACACTATAGTTTATCAGAGTGAACCTATTATAAATGCTGCAACTTGGGTAAACCATGTGATTTTGAGATATACAAATTATGATACTGCTTTTGAATTGGACTATACAAACTTGGTGATAGAACACTATATCCGTATTCCTGGAAGGCTATATAACTATAAACCAAAGGGGGAGATAGATGTATATTCCAATCAAGGGATTCTCACAAAAATAAGTGAAGTAGTTCAAAGGGTTTTAGTATTAGAGACAGAACCGATTCCTTCTTACCTTACAGAAAAGATCAATATAGCCCTAGCTCATGACATAGTTTCAATTAATGGAAAGGAATTTGTAAAAGAGGCAAATCCTTCTGTAGTTAGATTTTCCAAAACAAATTTACAAGTACTGACCTGTGAACTTACTCAGTCCTATGTGGTCGGGTTAAACTCAGATGATGAAGGGTTTGACTATATCGGGCAAGGGGGAGATGCTTGGGAGACCATTAAGAACTTCCCCCTCACTGGAGTGACCGGGGCACAGAGTATTGATGTTGGGGCTTACAAAGACGACTTTCGGATCAATGATATTGTGGTCACTGTTCTCTCAGGAGTGGGGGGAACAATTAAAGCAGGACTAACTGTTGGATCCGATGATGTTCTTGTTGAAACTGATTTATCTACATTCGTGGTAGGGAATCCCCAATCTCTATACTGTGGAGCAGTATTTGGGTATTCCCAGGATACACTATACATTACCATAACTCCAGCAGGGGCCGAGACTTATGATATTAATCTCACGTTAATTCGTTACAAGGTATGAAAAAATTAATCCTATCAATAGTTTTCCTAGTCATAGGAATATCCCTGCAATCTCAGATTGTTAACTCTTCAGTCCTCAATAACAGCCTATACATTCTAGGAAAATCTCAATTAGGTATTCCTTCAAACCCATCGCCAGGATGGGGTAAAATGTATATCTATGAAGATTCACTCCATTTCAAAAATTCAGTTAAAGATTGGAACCTGGGATTAATAGTAGACTATACTTCGGCAATTGATTTGAATTTAGCTACTGTTTGGATAACTGGACATGCGTATGCAAAAGGTGAAATTGTTACATTTGACCTGGGTACGTATATAGTTTACTATATCTGTAAAGTAGCTCACATGTCAACCGGAACAGCTCCTTATGACATGATTTCTAAGTGGTCATTAATTGAGCATCATGGCAATCCTTTATTAACGTATATTGTAACCGGAACAGACTCAGTGTTTTGGAATTTATCAGATACGTATGGTGCAACGATGAAAGCAATTTCCAAATATGTAGAAGCAAATTCTTTGTTATGGAGAGATACTCTTACGAAAATATCTACAAGAAGTGATTTAGATCTATATCTTCCATTGGTTGCTGGTGCGTCTTATCCGTTAAGTGGAAAACTGTATGTAGATACTTCGGGAATCCATTTTGCTGAAAATGTCAGAATGAAAACAAATCCTCTTTACACCAATTTATTAACAATGGATGCGGATTATATTGATTTCTACCATAGTAATGGTGCTGACCGATGGCTTCATTTCGACCATAATACAACATCGGAATTAGAGCATAACTTTGCTGCCGATACGATTTTTGCAAAGACAAGATTCTCTGTTGGTTATCCTGGGCCAATCTACTCAGGACAGACAGGTACATTTCAGGATATGTTCAATAATATGATAACTACAACAGGGGGAATTATTACGGACATCGACACTGGTGGAACGCTATCATATTTGGAAATAGACACGATCAGTTTCCGTAAGTTAACCCAACTGCCGACACACCCGCCTGATGGGTTGAAGGTAACGTATTGGCAGAACAAGATTTACGCAACGGATAGCACAGCGCATTGGTATTTGCTTGACAATAGAGATACTATATCCTTATTGGCAACTAAATACGATATTGATACGTTGAGTGAAAACATTGATTTAAGCGGTATACGTGATACATTGGTGCTTCACTCAGATTCGCTGTCAGCCATATATGACACGCTTGCACTTCATCGAGATACTTTATGGGATCATTCTGATCGGATTGTGGCATTAGAGGGTAGTGGGTTTTTAACAGCAGAGTCTGATCCGGTCTTTGTTGCCGATTCATCTAAATTTGTCCGGTTGGGCGGTAGGTCAGGCGGTCAGACGGTAGTAGGTGGAACCGGGGCCAACGATGACATAACAATCAATGGAACAAGCGATGCAACTAAAACAACCTCATATGTTAATTTGCAGACAACGGGTGGCAATGTCGGCATAGGCACTATTGCACCAACATCGGGAAAGTTGCAAGTTAACGCTTCCTCCGGTGCCGCAATAGCCGTATCGGTATCAGATCAAAATTATGCCTATCAAATGTTCAATTCAGGAAGTT